ATACCATGAAAAAGCATTGGCACTGCCCCTCCTGCAAAGTTTCCATCACCACGCTCGTCCCTCTGTCAATAGCCCCGTACCATTTTTGTAAGAAGAAACGGAAACAGTGGCTCGCACTTGTATCTATTGATGAAGATTGATGCTGTGGCTATCGGCGGTTCCTCCCCGTGGCCGCCACCCCCACGCCTCCGTGTTGCACCCCTGTGCTAATCTGCTCACATGGCAGTTCGGCATTACACATTCAATCTCACAACAACACCAACGGAATTGAACATTGGTTCTTTTGACAAACACAGTTCTCAACCATTGACGATTATTTTCAACACGGACAAGAACAACAACGACACCACGATGATTGGTGGCTCTACCGTAACTGCTACTGACTTCGGAATTCATTTGGATGCTGATGAACAATTCATTATCTCTTCCAACTACAGCAATGACGGTGCAGGGTTCTACGCAAGAGCAAAGACAACTACTGCAATCCTTCATTGTCTTATTGTTGATTAGACTGGCCTTCAGCACGAAATAGAGTTACACTTCAATGGATGAAGTTCATTGAGTTATTCGCAGGCATCGGCGCATTCCGTTTAGGACTAGAGAATACTGGTCACGAATGCGTATGGGCTAATGAATGGCTACCTAAACCACGGAGTATCTATGAAGCCAATTTCGGACACGAACCTGACGGGCGAGACATTAGGGAAGTCAAAGCGGAAGACATTCCCGATGCAGACCTCATCGTTGGAGGATTCCCTTGTGCAACTTTTAGCATTGCAGGAAAGCGAACGGGGTTCTCGCTGGAAGATACTAGGGGAACACTTGCTTTTGAGATGTTTAGGCTCGCTAGGGATAAAGGAATACCGTACATTCTCTTTGAGAATGTCAAAGGACTCCTCAACCACGACAAGGGAAGAACCTTCGGAGTTATGCTTTCCGTCCTTGATGCGATGGGGTATGACTGCCAATGGGAGGTGTTGGACAGCCAAAACTTTGGTGTCCCACAACACAGAGAACGCCTGTTCCTTGTGGCAAATCTTAGAGGACACCCCCGACCAAAAGTATTTCCTATCGGCGGAACAAACGGAGCGAATGGTGAATCAGACACGGGACAGGGAACAGCGACTCAAGATTTCTCTGTTCTAAAGTGGCATCGGGGTTACTTCCGTAAGCACAACTCAGAAGGTGTTCCTACATTGACTGCAGACATGGGCACTGGAGGACACAATGTTCCGTTCGTCTGTGCTGTTCTAACACCACACAAAGAGAAGAAGCGTCAACGGGGCAGGCGTATGAAGAACGATGGAGAGCCTAGTTTCACGCTAACAGCACAAGACAGGCACGGAGTAGCCATTGATGATGGTACTGGCATGGTGATTCGCAGACTTACACCACTGGAGTGCGAACGCCTACAAGGATTCCCTGACCATTTCACTCGGTACTACGCCGATGGAAAGTTAGTATCTGATTCAGAGAGATACGAACGATGCGGAAGAACAATCACCATACCTGTGGTGGAGGCAATAGGAAGGAAATTACATGAGTTCTACTGAACCATTTTCATTTGACACCATTCGGAACTTTGATGAACACATCAATAACTCAATTCCGAATTACGATTTGTTGCAGGATGCAATCCTCTCCATTTCAGAATTCATCACGATGCCTGAAACAGTGGTGATTGACCTCGGATGTTCCACTGGAAAACTTCTGAAGCGCATGAAACACAACGGGAGAAAAGTAGGAATTGATTGGTCTGACAATCTTCTGCCACCCTCAACACTTACATTCGGTGAAGACCCTGCACAACAGCCTGAGTTCTACCACTATGACATAGTAGATACAGACTTGAGGCAATGGGGTAACCCTAGTTTGGTGACTTCAATCTTCACTCTTCAATTCATTCCCAAGGAATACAGACTTCAAGTACTAAGAGGAATCAGGCAGTCACTTCTTCCCGATGGTGCATTCATTTGGGCTGAGAAAGTAGTTTGTGAATCGGGGTGGCAACAGGAACTAACTACATTCTCTTACTATGACTACAAGAAAAAGTCATTCAGTGCTGAAGAGATAATGAAAAAGGAACAGGACTTGCGCCAATTGATGCGATGCAATACTTCCGAAGAGAATCAGGAACTAGCACGAAAAGCAGGATTCCATCAGAGTCAATTGTTGTGGAAGTTTTTCAACTTTGAATGCTGGCTGTACAAGAAGGGAAGCAAATGAGTCTTCTATTAGGTCGCTTACCACAGGATGACGATGAGTTGTGGTGGTACATCAAGACAGTGTGGGGAATGACCATTCCTCGTGAACCTATTTGTAAGCATCACACTGCACCATTCAATGCTCTTGCTGATGCGTATTTCGGACGGTATCCCGTAACAATGTGGAAGGCTTCTCGTGGATTCGGTGGCAAGTCAACGCTGATGGGAACACTTTCGGTGATTGAGGCAGCAACACTTGGGGCACAAATTACAATTCTTGGTGGCTCTGCTGCACAGTCTCAGCGTGTTCACGAAGTAACTCACGAAGCATGGTATTCACCACTTGCAACAAAGCAACTTATGCAGGGTGACCCGACACGATTCAGCACAAGGCTCAACAACGGTGCATGGATTGTTGCACTTATGGCTTCTCAAAAGTCTGTTCGTGGCCCACACCCTCAGCGACTACGCCTAGACGAAGTTGACGAAATGGACTTAGAACTGTTTGAGGCAGCACAGGGTCAGCCGATGGATGCCAAAGGACTCAAAGCACAAACAGTTATTTCTTCTACTCACCAGTATCCCGATGGAACAATGACGGAACTACTGAAGAGAGCAGCAGAAAAAGGTTGGCCAGTGTACGAATGGTGTTGGCGTGAATCAATGGGTACTCCTGAAAACAAAGGTTGGCTATCACCTGACATGGTTGAGCGCAAGCAAATGGAAGTTTCCCAACGAATGTGGGACATTGCGTATGACTTGCAGGAACCATCATTTGATGGTCGTGCCATTGAGACTGCCTATGTGGATTCTGCATTTGACCCTGACCTCGGTGTTTATGCAGGCGATGTTGATGAACACATAATCGTTGAACCTCCTAGCCCCGATGGTTCATACATCACTGGAGTTGACTGGGCTAAAGAAAAAGACTGGACGATTATTCGCACATTCCGAGTAGATGTTCACCCGTGGCTAGAAGTTGCATTCCTCCGTACTGGTCGTAAGCCGTGGCCAGAAATGGTTCGTGACCTTGACAACCGACTAGAGGCATACGGTGGCTATTGCGTCCATGACTCAACAGGTATTGGTGATGTTATTGATGACCTGATTGAGTATGACCGTGCCAAAGTGAAGGGTCTAAGTCTCCGTGGGCGTGAACGGGAAACAGTTTTTACTGAGTACATTGCAGGAATTGAACAGTTCGCAATGCGTTCACCACGAAACAATTACGCCTACTCTGAACACAAGTATGTGACACAGAAAGACCTCTTTGGTTCGGGTCACCCACCCGACACATTTATTGCTGGAGCATTGGCATGGTCTTTGCGAAAGAAATCCTCTACAATCAATGTACGCCCCGTCAGCATCACAAGGAGTGACGGGTCTAGTCCTTGGAAGGGAACAGTGTGAGTAAATTCGCAGAAGCACTAACAGACAAGAGAAACGCTAATGGTGGTCTTTACGGGCGAGTTAGAGATACTCTTGACGAAGCATCATTCAAAGACTTTGAAAACGCAATGCGAGACAGGACAGTGCCACACACGGTAATTGCCCAAGCACTCAAGTCATTGGGTATTGAAGTATCAGAAAACACCATACGCCGTTGGAGGAACAAACAATGAGCAAGTTCAAAGACAACATGGAATCAGCATCAACTCAAGAATTTGATTCCATCAAAAAACAGAATCGGCAGTACGCCCGTGAGATTGAAAAACTTGCGGAAGAACTGGAAACGGTGAACAGAACACTTGAGGCATCTGAAACAATAATGTCGGCAAGTCTGAAGCCACCAACATGGCTGTCTCCTAAGAAGCCTGCAAAGACTGCTGCGACCATTGTGGTGATGCTCTCCGATACACACTTTGATGAAGTGGTAGTAGCGGAAGAGGTGGACGGACAATCGCACAATCGCCACTCAGCGACTGAAGAAGTGGTCACAGAATGTGGTGAAAATGAGCCGTGACTATCTGTCGGGCGTTACCTATGACGGTTGCGTTCTCATTCTTGGCGGTGACATTTTCAGTGGTGACATTCACGAAGAACTTGCTCAAACCAATGAAGACAGCATTCTTGGTTCACTCATGTACTGGTCAGAACAAATGTGCGCTGCGATTGACCTACTTGCAAATGAGTTCGGCAAGGTTCATGTGGCATCGGTAGTAGGTAACCACGGACGAATGACTCGTAAGCCACGAATGAAATTGCGTGTGCGTACCAACTTTGACTGGCTTATCTCCAAGATGATTGAACGGCATTATGCTGATGACAAGAGAGTGACCTTTCAGATTCCTGAATCCGCCGACTGCCTCATCAACATTTACGGGCACGGACACTTGATTACACATGGCGACCAAGTTTCAGGAGGTGGCGGTATCGGTGGTATCTATCCACCAATCATGCGACTCAGGGCACGGAAAGCACAGCGTTACTTGGCAACAGGTTCAAACTTCAAGACTCTTTGGATGGGTCACTGGCATCAGTACATCAGCACACCAAGTCTCATTATCAATGGAAGCCTAAAGGGTGTAGATGAGTACGCCTTCATCAACAACTTTTCCTACGAACAGCCTCAACAGGCAATGGCAATTGTGACACCCAAGCACAATGTGACGATTCAGGCTCCTATCTTCGTGGAAGATAAGTTGAAAGAAGTTTGGTAAAGAGTTGACAAACTATGACACACCCTGATTGACTTACTCATGGTTAGTCAAGTTTGGTGTTTGGCTTGCTAACCGCCTCCTTGGGACAAGGGTAGGGATTCTTCGGTTTCCCTACCCTTGCTCTTTATCTAGGATTATTCCAAGGGTTGTTGTGATGAGGGTTCTTCTTGTAGGTCACCTTGTACAGACCTTGTGAGGTGGTACTTGTTTTGGTTCCTGCAGGTGGTCTTTGAATCTGAGAATTGATGTAGTCGTCAATCACATTTTTCTGAATTGACTTCTCTAAGTATTCAAGCCTTTTGAATTCCGGTAGCAATAATGATTTCCTCAAACCCAAGCGACTTGATAATCAGTGCCTGCTGTTTGCTGATACGAGAACCAAGGATTGCAACACCAACAAATGTTCGTTCAAGTTTTGAAGAGGTTTGCTTGTGGACTGACATAGCGTCAACAGAACCCTCTGTGATAACTAGAACAGACTTGAAGTTTTGATGAGGTTTGAAGTTCTTCGCTTGCCATGCACCAAACACATTCTCGCTTATCTTCATGCCTTTGCTGTACAAGTAACGGGGAGAACCACCATCAACGGCAGAACCAGTGTTACGCCGAATCAGCCCGACAGTGAGACCGCTATCGTGGTCTTGAATTGGGACAATCGCTTGGTCAGTAAGAGGGTCGTATCCAAGTTTGTAACTAGCAATTGCATTCAGCGTAATGCCTCTATGACTTGACCAGTACGACTGAATCTTTTTTGCATCAGAGTAAAACCGATGATTGACGGGAACGCCAATACTGGGTCGTTCTGTTTGAGAAACTTGTTCTTCAGCCTTGCGAATCTTTTGAACTAACTCTTCTAGCGATGCTTCTTCATCCTGAACGGATTCACCACCAACACCCAAGTGAGTCAGTAGTTGTTGCATGTTTCCTTTTGCACCACACGCATAACAGATGAAGAGTTTCTTGCGAATGTTCACACTGAATGAAGGGGAGTTGTCTTCGTGATACGGACACAGGCATAGCCATTCCATACCTGACCTACTCTTGACTTGTAGGTGCTTCAATAGAAGTGATGTTACCGATGCCATTAGATGACCTCCTGCTTATCCAAGTCCATAATTTCTTCAGCCTCTTGACCACTGACTTCATCAAACCGACCTGAGTTGGGGCGGAATTCGTTGTACCAAGTTTGACCATCAGAGCCATGACGGAACTTAGCCAAACGCATTTTGACAACATGAGCAGACATTTGCTTCATGGTCACTACACAATCGGCATCCTGCCCAATCGCATCAGCACCAGCAAGATGTTCTGCTCCTGGAACATCCGTACCAATTGCTGTTCGGTTGATTTGAGCAGCAGCGACAATTGGAACCTGATAATGCATTGCAATACCTTTCATCTCTGCTGACAAGTTTGCAATGGCTTTCCAGTCATCACCACCAGTGTTCATAAGAGTCAGGTAATCAATGAACACCACATCGGGCTTATTGCGTTCAATCTGAGCAGCAATCATTGACGGGTTCAAACGACCACGAGAAGTATCGTTCACAATCAACTTTCCCTTTATCTCATCCTTCAAGTTTGCCAAGAAGTCTTTGTATTCCTTGAGGTCAAAGTTCTGTCCATGCATCAAGTCCATTGAACGGAAAGAAGACTGAGCATGTTTGCTTGACAGGAACGAATGTGTTCGCATCGCAATCTGTGCCCGTGACTGCTCCAATGCATCGTACTGAACAGTCATGCCCTTGTAGAGAGCAGACGATGCCATACGAATCAGCGTCCAAGTTTTTCCCTGTCCGAGTCGTGCTGCGACAATCCAGTAATCACCAGCCTGAGGGCCACCAGTCAAATTGTCCAAGGTAGGGAATCCTGTAGGTACTCCTGCCATGCCCCGTTCTTGAACCCGTTCGTATCTACGAGCAACTTCATTGTAAGTGTGTTGCCAATCGTCCAACACATCACATTCGTTCTTCGCACCCTCACTACGCATTTGCAGTTCAAGAAGTTTTCGTTGTGAGACATTGATTATGTCCGTGACCGATTCACCGTTTCTGATTTTCTCTACCGAATCATCAATCAGTGTTACCAGTGAACGGCGGAGAAAAGCAGACTTGACTTCCGTGACACAGTATTCAACATCGTCAGACTTGAGAACTGTGAAGTTCGGGAAAGTTGCTTTGAAGAGAGACTTGCTAGGTGTCTTGTGGTGTCTCCCAATGTAGTTATGAATCCAAGTCCATTCGTCATAGTGAGTGATGAACCAATCAGGTTCTACACCTTCCATGAGTGGTGTCCTATGGTCTTCTTGTCTTAGTACTGCCGAAATGAGCAGGGCTTCAACTGTTGCCGATGACATTTACCGCCTCCTTGGTGGTTGTGTGTGTTTTATTTTTCAGTATTAGTAGTACTGAGTACTTATTGTAATTTCTTTAGAACAACTTCTTGGATGCAATCACTTGAGTACCTGTACCAGTACTAGCGATGCACTGGAGTGTTTTGTTCCGTTGGTACAGGATAAATGAATCTATGTACTCTGAAGAATTCTGTCAAGGGGGTTTAGCATGAGAATCGTGATTGCATGACATTGTGAATGAACGAAAGTAGTGCTGTCTCAAAAAACG